AGCTAAAACCAAAAACGGGTGGCTCCCCATCCTCACGCCGAAACGGAACAGACAGAAGGGTTTTATATGTCAGGGAATTATTCATCCAACCTCCGAAAGAAATCCACAAACTTTCCAATAAACCGTATCGGAAGATGCTCCCGTCACAGAAATTTTTAGGGACTCGTTTGTATCATCTGCCGTTATGGCAATAGACCAAGTTGGGGAGCCTGTGTTTTGATCTGACCCGATGGTTTGCACGGAGCCAACCAAAGCTGTGTTATTTGACCCGTCTCTTTTGATTGCAACCGTTTGTCTGCTGAATAATGCCTTGGCTGATGTACTTTGAACTGCGGAAATCCAAAGATCGCAAGCCCACATCCTGTTGGCCGGAAGGATTGCTCTAGTGTTATTTTGCCCGCTTAAAAAAATTTCAGTAGCCGTTGCGTCCGTGGTTGAGCCACGCCAAAACACAAAAGACGCAGATGCATCATTTGCACCCGCTCTGGATGTCGGGCTTGCCATCATAAACTGGCCCCGAAGGTAGGCCGTCCCGCTGGCATTTGACCCGATAACCACACCCTCACGAACCGCTACGCCACCATTATAGCCGATTGAAATGGATTGAGCCTCGGATGCTGTGGTAAGCCCAATCGCCATAGAGACATTTCCGCTTGCAACAGCTCCAGCCCCGATTGCCACATCGTAATTGTTCCCAGTCGCAGTCGAGCCAGAGCCGACCGCAGTACAGTTTCCTCCGGCCCTAGCGGTTCTTCCAATTGCAACTGAATTTGTTCCGTATCCAACCTGATTCGTTGCGGTTCTATTTGGCTGAATAGTTACGGAATCCGTGCCAAGCGCATCCCCGCCAGAATATCCAACCTGAAGTGATCCAGTATTGGAATTTATAAACTTTCCTTGAGTCGATTCAACCGTGGTAAATTTCCCCGTGTTTGGAGTTGTGTTTCCAATGGCAGGAGGACTTGCCAAATCCACGCTACTCCCGCCGCCGCCGAAGAAACCCATGTTAGCCCTGCCTTCCGATTAGCTGTGCCGTGCCGGTGCTTGTAATGGCGGCAATCGCACCTGTCGGAATAAAGCTGCCCTCAAATGTAATGCCCTGGCCGCTTATCAACTGAATGCCATTGGCTGTGCTGGCAGTACCGTTGGTGTCAATAAATGCGGTTCCGCTAGTGCATTGGACGAGTAGATAGTTACGGCTGGAGTTGCTGGCAAACAGGGTTCCGTTGGTTGTTCCAGCGGTCAGCGTTCCTGTCGTGGTCGTGCCACGGGTGGGTGCGGCATTGACGGTGCCATTGGTAAGCGTGCCAGCGGTCAGCACTGAGCTTGCGCTTGTGATCTGGGCAATCGTGCCGTTGGTGACTACGCTGCTTCCGCTGGAAACAATAATCCCGTCCGCCACATCCGCCTGAAGCGTGGTAAGCAACGCCTCGATCTCGGTGAGATTGGCGTTGATGGAAAGACCGGTACCGCCCGAAAGCGGACCAAGGCTCTCAATAATCGTGTTCCACTGGCGGCCCATTATTTTGTCTCCATTGCGTCAACGGCGCTCTGCATCGTTGGGGTATTAGGGTAGATGGTTTCTGGGAAGTCGTCAACGCCCTGCTCCGGCTTGCATCCGGCAAGCAGAAGGCAGAGCGTCAACGCCCTAACCACAAATTTAGTCCTTGCGGACGTAGATTGCGATAGGCCCGCCAGACGTCAGAATGACCTGGGAGATGTCTCCCACGACGGTCGCGCCAGCCGCAATGGCAAGCCCGGTGTGCGTCACGCCGCTGATGGTCAGCCCGATGGTGCCAACCGAAAGGGCGGTGACACCGTCGAAAGATCCGTCATTGGTGGAAGCAGACGTCGCAATGGTCGTCCCCGCCTCACCCAGAGTAAGTCTGGATAGAAGTCGCATTAGCTGTGCAGCGCGATGCGGTAGGAAGTGCCGTTGAGCGTCACGTTGAGCGAGGCCGGGGCGGTCGCAACGGTGTTAACCGTGCCGCCACTGGAAGCCGCCGTGATCTCAAACACATTGGTGAAGCCCTGGGAATCAAAGCGGAGAGCCTTGCCCTTGGCCTTACGTTCGGAACGTACAAATTCTTTCGCCATATTAACTCCTTTTAGCCGCCGCACGTTTGATCTGGCGTGTACCGGCTCCTGAATTTACTGCCAAGCTTTTGTTCCTGGCGGTAGTACCCCTTCATAAGATTTGTTTGATTGACTCCCAGCGGATTGTCGAGGGGTTCGCCAACCCCCACCAGGGTCAATCTTTGTGGCACGCTGAATCTTTTAAGGTAACGAGGGACTGAGTCCCGTTCCGCCACCGTCTTCTCCAGTTCGACGACAGATCCGTTGCGGGTGTCTTCGTACTGGTAGACAGGCATTAGGCGTAGTTCTCCTTGTCGGATTCCTCGGCCATCTTCATCATCCGGTCTTCCTCGGACATCTCAGGCTCCTTGGATTCCTCGGTTTCAGGCTCCTCGGTCATCGCATTGCTAACGCTCACGATGGCCATATCGCCGTCAACCGACTCCACCTTGCCTTCGAGTTCCACCATGTCTCCGACTTCAGGGGTGGCGTTTTCCTCGCCCTCGCTGATTTCAAACATGGACAGAGGAAGCTTAACCATACCTTGTTTCATCGACTTCTCCTTGGTGGAAGGAGCGGGGGAGGTTTTATCCTCCCCCGCCTTCCGTGGACCCATACCGATAATCAGCATGGCTCCCATTAGAATTACGAGTAGTTCGACTTGCTGAACAACACCCGGAAGAACCGAGGGTCGAGCTGCTTGGCCGCGTAGAACGTCTTGAAGGACGCCACAACGCGCTGGCCATATGGGTCGGACTTGTCGGCTGCGTCCAGAATCGTGACCTTCGGAGCGAAGGGCGAACCGGAAGCGGCGACCGAGGACAGGCTCGGAACGCCAAACGCACCACCACCGAGCAACACATTCGCGTAGACCGCGCCGGTGCTGACAGTGGCTTCACCCACGCCGGAGGCGCTGGTGTTGAACGTCTGAACGTTGGTGGAGCTAATCACGCTCACGCCGAACAGTTTGCCAGTTTCGCCCTTGAAGATTTGATCCGGGGCGGAGTAGCTGGAGACCTTGAGCCAATCGTCGTCCTGCTGGAGATCGCGGATAACGGCAGGGTGCGCCACGAGGGCGTAGCCGTCCTTGATCTTGGGAGCGCGGGCGATGAACAGGCTGGTCGCACCGTCCAGAAGGTCGGTGGCGGTCATGCTGCTGTTGGGGGTGGAGGCCGTGCCGAAGGTCGTGCCGTTGGTGCCGTTCTGGGCATAGCGGGCATAGGACTTCGTCGCAACACCAGTACCGGTGCTGGTCGAGGAATCCTGAACCAGGGCGCGGTGGCAGAGGGTGTCGGCGTGCAGGGCGGCGTCTTCGCCAAGCTGCTTGGTGGCCTGGGCGAGGTGGCTGAACAGCTCAGTGGCCAAGAGAACGTCCGTGAGGATGATTTTGGAGCCGTACTGAACCAGGGTCGCTTCGACCGAGGAGAGCGTCAGATCGCGCTCGTCACCGCTGGAAGGCGTGGTGCCTTCGGAGAGGTTGGCGATGGCGCTGATGCTCGGATCGCTGAACCGGAAGAACCGGATCGTTTTGTTCCCACCCGTTTTGGTCGGGTAGGGGGTTTTCATGGCAAACTGCTCCATCTGGAGCAAGGGGAGCGCACGCTCCAGCAACGCCTTCGAGAAGTACGTCTGGAACTGCGCGGTTACTGAACCAGTAGTGACCATTTTAGTTTATATCCTTTTGCGACTAGCCGTTCCTATCAACCTCGCCCGCCATCCTCATCAATTCACGTTCCTGCTCGTCTAGCGAGAGTTCGTGGAAAGCCTTGGTCTTGGCCGGACCTGACGGTTGGCTGGAAGCCGGTGTCGTCGCTTTTCTGAGTTGAGCGAGTTCTCGCTCATACTCTGCAACCTTCTTCTTCAAGTCGGAGGCGGTTTCCGCCTGGAGCCTGATCTTGGCAATCCCGACCGCATCCTTGATTCCCGCAGGGTAGTTGCGGAGGATCGCGTGGTTTTGCAGCATTTCGGAGACGGCCTTGTAGAGCGAGCTATTGGAATCCTTGAGATCGGGGTTTGCCTCGACCTCCTCAAGCAGATTCTTGTCCCACGCCGACTTTAATTCGGCTTGGGTTTTCTGCTCGATTTCCTTGCGCTCTTCAGTCTCGACTTCGGTGGCTTTTGTCTCAGCGAGTTTTGCAAGATCGTCGCGGCCTTCTTCACGATAGCTTTTTGCCGCCTCCCGGTAATCGTCCGCGCTAAAGCGTCTACTTCCCGCTTTCGGCGCTTCAGAACCAGACTGTGAAGCCTCCCGTTGGGCTTTCGCCTGTTCGATTGCTTCGCGCTCTGCCTTGAGTCTTGCTTTTTCCGCACGGACATCTTCCCACTCTTTTTCAAGTCTGCCCTTGGCCTTCTC